GTATTTACCTTTAGGACTCAATTCTGAATATGATTCGGAAATTCAGTTCTCTCCCAAAGATTTGGTGCTTGTGGGAGGCAGACGTGGTTCAGGTAAGTCAGTTACCTGTTGTAATATTGCAGCTAACGTATATGAAAGTGGTCGTTCTGCTATTTATTTCACTATTGAGATGGATAGTCGTTCTATACTACAAAGAATATGCTCTGTTGCAACTCGTGTTCCACTTAAAAGATTACGCAGTAAAATGCTATCATCTGATGAGTGGAATGCAGTCGCTGGCTGGTGGGCTGGACGTTTTGATGGTGGACATGAATTGTTACCAGAGTTCGAGAAAACTCGTGACTTTGAGGCTTTTCATGATAGACTAACAAGACTTCAGTTACACAAAGATAGGCAAATAGATGTAATCTATGACCCTGCACTAACTCTCTCCAAGATACAGTCAGAACTCGACAAAAAGGTTAATCAACTTGATGTCGGTGTTGTAATAGTTGACTATCTGAACCAAGTGAAGCGCCACAATGCACCAAGTCGCTCTGGCCAATACGATTGGACAGAACAAATAGAAGTAAGTAAGAAAATGAAGTTATATGCACAAGAATACGAGACTATGTTCTTTGCACCCTATCAAACAGATGCAAGTGGAGAGGCAAGGTTTGCAAAGGGTATACTTGATGCTGCAGATGCAGCTTACTCACTTGAAACATGGGAACAGGAAGATAATTGCATGACATTCAATTGCACTAAGATGCGTAGTAATGTTATGAAAAGTTTTAGTAGTGTTATTGATTGGGAAACACTTAAAATCGGACCTCAATCACAAATCAATCCTAAAGACAAGGAAGAAATTTCAAATAGTATGAAAACTGGAGAAGATGTAGACGACTTATGATTTTATACACAGAAAAACAATTAAGTAAAGCATATGGCGAATTTATAAAAAAATTGCCTATAATAGTACCTATGCCAACAAGAGAAGAGTTTAGGTCTATCTACGAAGACTCTATGCGATTAAAACAAGTAGAAGATTGGATAAACTGGAATGGAGATAAACTTGGCAAGTGATAGAATAAGTAAGAAAACTGCAAAATTAGTTCATTTTCCTGAGCATTCTTGGTATACTACTAAAGTTTCAAAACTATTAGAAATAAAAGTAGTTAAAGAAGAACTTGAAAAAAGAATACCTGTAAATGAGCCTTTAATGAAAAGTATTAATATTGAAAAATTTAAAAATCCAATATTACTTATGAAAAGTGGCTGGGCTATAGCAGGTGGGCAAAGACTAAGAGTTTGTGCTGAAATAAGAAAAACCAACCCTGAATGGGACGCAGACGTAAGTGTGTGCCAGTTAAAGGCAGATGAATGGAATATGTTCTATCTTTGGGGGGATAAAGAGTTTGTAAATAAAACAGTAGCAATCTATTTTCAAATGATAGAATTAGTATTTAAAAGTTTATATTATGAATTTGACAAAGATTCTAAAGGTACAGACATGACATACTTTGAAGATTTAGGCGATAAATTAAAATGGAAAAACAATGACAGTTGAAGAATTATTACAGGAACGAAAGATACAGTATAAGTTGTCTCCAGCAGACGCTATTGTTGCATGTCTTAATCCTGAGCATGACGACAGTAACCCAAGTATGAGAATTGATAGAATTACTGGAGTTTATAATTGTTTTTCTTGTGGATTTAAAGGTAATTTATTTACACATTTTAATGCACCATCTAATCCATTGGATATTCGTAGAGAAAAAGTAAGAAGAAAGATAGAGGAAGTACGTTCCTCTTCTATAGGCTTGAAAATGCCTAAGAATTTTATGCCTTATGTAGGCAACTGGAGAGAAATCTCGCCTGATACATATAAAAGATTTGATTGTTTTGTGCATCCAGACAAACCTTTTACAGGCAGACTCTCCTTTCCGATTAAGGACTTGACAGGAAAAATAGTAGCATTTAATTGTAGGAGTCAATCACCTACAGATATAGTAAAATATATCATACATCCCCCAAAAGCTGTGCTACCCCTATTTCCTGCTCGAGTCCGCCCGATTAAAGGGCGAGTAATATTAGTAGAAGGTATATTTGATGTACTAAATCTACATGATAAGGGGTTAGAAAATAGTGTTTGTTGTTTTGGTACAAGAAACATAGATATAGAAAAATTAAAACTATTAAAAATGAGTGGAGTAACAGGTATAGATTTATTATTTGACCCCGATGATGCTGGGCAAGATGCTGCAGAAAGAGTTATTGAGATGTGTGAAATAGCAGAAATACTACATAAGAATATTAGATTGCCCGCAGCATTAGGGGATGCAGGGGCATTAACAAAGAACAAAGTAAAAGATTTAAAGGAAAGATTATATGGCTAAGATAGCATTAATAGAAAGTAAACCCAGTCGTAATGACTATGTAAGATTATTTAACAACGAGTTTGACTTTGAGCAGTTTCAACTGTGTTCAGACCCAACCATAAAGAAAGTATTAAAACGAGACTGTGACATTGATATTAATGTTGATGACTATGATTGGGTAATACTTATTGGGTCAGAATGTTTGAAGTATTACACAAAGCAAAGCTCAGTAACAGAATACAGTGGTAGAGTTATAGACGAGAAGTTTCTACCAGTAATAAACCCAGCAATGTTAGCTTTCAAACCAGAGGCTAAAAAGACTTGGGAAGAATCAGTAACAAACATAAGTAAGTATGTGAAAGGAGAACTAAAAGTATCAAAACTCGGTTCTGATAAAGCATATGGTATACAAGATACTGAACAATTCATAGAGTTTCTAAACAAGGCTTTAGAAGCACCTTATGATTTCATTGCACTTGACTCTGAGACAACAGGATTATACCCAAGAGATGGTTATATGCTTGGACTAAGTATATCCTATGAGCCAGACCACGGTGCATATATTGATACTGACTGCATTGATGAACGAGTAGAAGAATTACTACAAGAATTATTCAATAAGAAGCGAGTAGTATTTCATAATGCTAAGTTTGACTTAGCCTTCTTTGAGTATCATTTTGGATTTAAATTTCCAAGATTTGAAGATACTATGTTACTACACTATATGTTAGATGAAAATCCAGGCACTCACGGCCTAAAACAATTATCTCTCAAATACACTCCTTATGGAGACTATGAGAAACCAATGTATGATTGGATGGCAGATTATTGTCGTAGAAATGGAATACTCAAGAATCAATTTACTTGGGACATGATTCCTTTCGATATTATGAAAGACTATGCAGCTCTTGACGCAGTATGTACTTTTCTTCTTTTCCAAAAGTTTGAAAAACCTTTACTTACTAATGAAAGATTGTATGGAGTATATCGAGACATACTCATACCAGGTTGCCGATTCCTTACAGATATACAAGATACAGGCGTACCCTTTGATAAAGGAAGGCTAGAAAAATCTTCTGTGCTTATGCAGGAACAGATTGACGAAGCAATTGCTAAGTTATATACTTACCCTGAAATTAAGAAATTTGAGAAGATTACAGGAAAAGATTTCAACCCTAACAGTACAATGCAACTTCGTTCTTTACTCTTTGATTATATTGGATTAGAGCCAACAGGTAAGAAGACCGGCACGGGTGCGGACAGTACTGATGCGGAAGTGCTAAAAGAGTTAGCTGAGAAACATGAAGTACCTCAGTTAGTGCTTGACATAAGACAGAAAGTTAAAATCAAGACTACATATCTTGATAAAATTTACCCACAGCTTGACAGAGATAGCAGACTTCGTACAGGTTTCAACCTTCACGGAACAACATCTGGACGTCTTTCAAGTAGTGGTAAAATGAATATGCAACAGATACCAAGAGACAATCCAATTGTCAAAGGTTGTATCAAAGCTACTCCAGGCAACAAGATAGTTGCAATGGACTTAACAACAGCAGAAGTTTACTGTGCAGCTGTACTTGCTAATGACAAGAATCTTATGAATGTATTTAAGTCTGGAGGAAACTTTCACTCCAATATTGCAAAGATAGTCTTTGACCTTCCTTGCGAAGTTGATGAAGTTGCAGAACTATACAGTACGCAAAGACAGATGGCAAAAGCTGTTACCTTTGGTATTATGTATGGAGCTGGACCAAAGAAGATTAGTGAACAAGTAACAAAAGACTCTGGTACATATTTTAGCATGAGTGAAGCAAGTGGAGTAATTAAAGATTACTTCGAGCAGTTCTCTGGGCTTAAGAAATGGTTAGACAATCAGAAACAATTTATACAAGATAACGGTTTTATTTACTCTCATTTCGGAAGAAAAAGACGACTCCCTAATGTATTCTCTACAGACAAAGGAATCGCTTCTCACGAAGTGAGGTCAGGAATCAACTTTCTAGTACAGTCAATTGCTTCTGATGTCAACCTTCTTGGTGCTATAGATGCCCATAATGAAATTATCAAACGAAACAAGACGAAAGATATGAGAATCTTTGCCTTAGTTCATGACTCAATTCTTGCAGAAGTGAAAGAAGAAGA